TTTGAAGTTAGTGAGACTTCGGATGTTGTAGTAATTTCCTTTTCGGAAAAACAGAACTGGAATTGTAAAGCCAAATATACAATGGGAAAAATTAAGAAAACTCATAGTAAAAATGAGGATTATGTATGAGAAAAACAAAAAATGTTTCAATACAGGAAAAACAATGTATTGATTTGGGAACACTGAATATGTGTCCTACATATTCAGTCGATTTTTCTAAACTTGAAGAACAAGTTGAAGAACAGATGAACTTTCGTAATAAAGTTATTGTTCGGAGTTCACAAACTCTATAATGACGTTGAGGATTTAAAATACTACACTCAAAAGAGTGCTTGTTTTGATGTTCCAGTCTATTTAGGCAAAGATATTGTTTATGTTGATGCGTATAATCGTCTTTTAATGCACCTTATTAAAACTGTATCTCCAATGAAAGAAAAAGATGGAATAAGAGGATTTAATATAGAACCAGGTGAAAGTGCGATTGTTCCTACTGGGTTGGTTTTGGATATCCCATCTGACTTTAAGGTAAATGTTATTTCACGAAGCGGATCAAGTGGAAAGAAGCACTTAAAACTATCTAACGCTTTAGGTATTATTGATGAAGATTTTACTCATCAACTTATGCTTTTAATTTTTAACAATAGTGAAACACGTCAAATTATCTGTCATGGTGATAGACTAGCGCAAGCCGAGATTGTTCCAGTCTATAGAGCAATTTTTGAGTATCAAGATACTCCAGTTCAACAGAAAACTGATCGTGATGGTGGTTTAGGACATACTGGTATAAAAGTAAAATAGGAGAATATTATGGCAGTTAAATCATTTTTTATTCCTCAAGGTCTTGTTATTGCTGAAGTCACTGAAAATAGCGACACTGTTATTGCTAAAAACCCGGCCTTAATTATTACTCGTCAAAATGAAGTTATTTTAGCACCTCTTCTTCATCTTGTTGAAGAAAATACAGTGAGCCTAAAACTTGATGAAATAGCATTCAAATGTGTTTTTACTCCAAAGCGAGAATTGGTTAATCACTATAATCAGATGTTTGGAAGTGGTCTTGTTTTAACAACATCGATGCCTTGACATTTTTATTTTAATGTGGTATAATAAATTATCTATTATTAACACAAGGAGATATTATGTCATTTTATACCTATGCTGAACAAATAGGAAATAAAATATATCACCGTTTTATCGATGATAAAGGAAAAAGGAAAACAGAAGTTGTTAGAGGGTTTCCTATTAATCTATATGTTAAAACAACACCTTCAAGAGCAACTTCTGTATCATTAATGGGAGATAGTTTAGGTAATGTCTCCTTTAATGATATTTCTGATGCTACTGGGTTTATTAAAGAATACCAAGATACACAAGAAATCTTTGGTCAAACTTCACTTGTCTATCAGTTTTTAGCACACCAATATCCAGAGCAAATTTTATTTGATTTTGGTATGATTAAAACATTAATCATTGACATTGAAACAGCATATGATAGTTCTGGATTTCCAACTCCCGATAAAGCACAGCACCCTATTTTAACGATTGCTTGTAAAGTTCTTGGTAACAAAGATCCTTTTATAGTATTTGGAACAAAGGAGTGCAATGAAAGTAGTCATTTCAACTATATTCAATGTGATAATGAGAAACATCTATTGCAGATGTTCCAGCAGTATTGGAGAGAAGAAGTAAATCCAGATTTTATTACCGGATGGAATGTTGAGCAGTTTGATATACCATATATCATTAATAGATGTAATAAAATTATGGGAGAGGACTTCACTAAAAAGTTTAGTCCATTCTATGGAACTTTAGATAAGCCAATTACATCTTCATCTTCTTCCAGCAAATCTTCTAAATCAAATAAAAAAGATAAAGATGTAATTTATAACATATCAGGTGTTATTGTAATAGATTATTTAATGCTTTATAAAAAATATTCAATGGCAACATTGGAGAACTATAGGTTAGATACTGTTGCAAAGTATGAATTAGGAATGGGAAAAGTAGATTATAGTGAATTTAATGGTCTTATGGGATTATATGAAAAGAACTATGATCTTTTTCTTTATTATAACTTTATAGATGTTAAGATAGTTGAAGACTTAGAAAAGAAACTTAATTTCTTATTTCTAGTTTCAACTCTAACCTATTTAGGTAAATCTAAATATACTGATTCTTTTGGTGTTGTAAAATGGTGGGATGTCTACATTTATAATCAACTTCTTAAAAAGAATATTCAGATCCCACCAGCCAAGAGAAAAGGGCTAGATGATACAGGGATTGTTGGAGCATTTGTTAAAGATCCGATCCCTCAACTTTACTCTTGGATAGTAACACTTGACCTAACATCACTATATCCAAGTATTATTATGTCATTTAATTTAAGTCCAGAAATGGTCTATAGATCAGCAACTTTCGGATTAGAAAATATAGACCGTTTAATAGACTTTAAAGATGACTTATCTTGGCTAAAAGAATCCAATGTTGCTATGTTAGCAAATGGTGCGACATTTAAGCGCGACAAGCAAGGAATCCTACCAGAACTTGTAGATGGTATGTTTGCTTCAAGAAAAGAATTTAAGAAACATATGTTAAAAGCCACTGGAGAACTTGAGACACTTAAAAAGAATGGAGCATCAGAAAAAGATATAAAAGAAAAAGAAGCAGAAGTATCAACATTTAATTGCCGACAACAAGCATATAAGATCTCTTTAAATTCTCTTTACGGTGCAACTGCAAATTCTTTCTTCAGATATAACTCACGAGATATATCTGAAGGCATAACAATGACTGGTCAGTTAATTATTAGATATATTAGTAAGAGACTGAATATTAAGTTAAATGAAATGTTTAAAACATCTGATATAGATTATATCATCTTTAATGATACCGATAGCGCTGGACTTAATCTCCAATATCTTGTTGATAAGATGTTTCCTACCGACCAGTCAGATACTCAAAAGATAGTTAATTTCTTGGATAAGTTTGTTAATACACATATAAATCCATATCTAGTTCAAGAGTTTCAAGCACTATCTGACTATCTTAATACATTTCAGAATAGACTGAGTATGAATAGAGAGGTCATTGCTGACAAAGGAATTTGGAGAGGAAAGAAGCATTATATCCTTCAGATGTGGGATAAAGAAGGAATTCGTTACACAAAACCAAAACTTAAAATGATGGGTATTGAAACCGCTAAGTCATCAACACCTAATATTGTAAGAGGTAGTCTTGAGCAGGCTATTAAAATTATTTTAAATGGAACTGAAGATGAACTTCAGAGATATGTTAAATCATTTCATAGTGAGTTTATTTCTGCTTCTATTGCCGATATTGCGTTTCCTCGTGGTGTAAGCGATATGGATAAATGGATTGATAGTTCAGGTAAAATGATAAAAGGTGTGCCAATCCACGTGAGAGGAAGTATCGTTTACAACAACCTTTTAAAGAATGTTAATTCAGGAGAATACCCTTATATTAAGAATGGTGATAAAATAAAATTTATTTATTTAAAAACTCCTAATAAAACACATTCTCACGTTATTTCTTTTTTAGACAATCTTCCTCCTGAATTAGAATTAGCGAGTGCTGTTGATAAAGAAACACAATTTTCTAAGACATTTTTAGAGCCATTAAAAACATTAACTGATATTGTTGGATGGAATACCGAAAAAACATATACTCTCGATATATTCTTTCAATAAGGGGATTATTATGGATATTAAAAGTATCATTAAGTTGACAAAAAATGAGTATGCAAATATAGCAGAAGATGCTATTGCTGGAGAAATTAATGGTTGGGTTGATTCTGGTAGTTATGCGCTGAACGCACTGATATCAGGTTCTATTTTTAGAGGGTTTCCATCAAATAAAATTGTTGGATTTGTTGGAGTTGAGAGTACAGGTAAAACTTTTTTCACACTTGCCGCCTGTAAAAATTTTATGGAAAAGAATCCAACAGGTATAGTCGTATATTTTGAAACTGAAAATGCACTTACACAAGATATGCTTAAAGGCAGAGGATTAGATCTTTCTCGATTTGCTCATGTTCCTGTTGCAACTGTTCAAGAATTTAAAAATCAGGCTCTTAGAATTGTTGATGAAAAAGTAACTGAGCGAGATAGTTCAGGAGATATTCCAATTCTATTTGTTCTTGATAGTCTTGGCAATCTTTCAACTAATAAAGAAATGGAAGATTCGGCTGCTGGGTCAGATACAAAGGATATGACTAGAGCACAAATTATTAAAGCGGCTTTTCGTGTTTTATCTCTTAAAATGGGCATGGCTAATATTCCTATGATCTTTACCAATCACGTATATGATAAGATAGGAGCAGGTCCATACGCAGGTAAAGAACAGGGCGGTGGTAGTGGAAGTAAATATGCAGCAAGTTTGACTGTGAACTTAACGAAGGCTAAAGAAAAATCTGGCGATGAAGTTATTGGTTCAGCGATAACCTGCACATTAATCAAGTCAAGATTAGTTAAAGAACAGACTAAGGTTAAAGTTCTTATAAGATTTAATGGCGGTCTTGATAGATATTACGGGTTGGTTGATCTTGCTGAAAAGGCTGGTATATTTAAAAAAGTATCCACTAAATATGAAATGCCAGATGGTAAAAAATACTACGAAACAACGATTGTAAAGAATCCTACAATGTTTTTTACAACTGATGTATTAGACGCTATTGATAGATATGTTCAACAAGAATTCCAATATAGTGGTGGTTCAAATAATATACCATTTGATTGCGATAGAGAGGAAGAAAATACAAATGAATAGACAAGAGTTTTATGATGCTTTAGAACAGAGCGACATTGAGGTTGTTTTTACAAAGAAAACTGATGGATCAACAAGAGTAATGAAATGTTCAAAAAATATGGATGGAGAAAAACATCCAGAAAGCCTACGATCTGGAAGTCCAGATACTCTTATAACTGTATATGATATTGAAGCAAAGGGATGGCGAAGTTTTTATTCAGATAATATCCAATCAGTTAAGCCAATTAATACAAGATTTGGTTTGCTACAGGAATAAAAAATGATTCCAAATTTTAAGGTTATAGATTTTAAAACTGTAGATGATACATTTACCTTTAAAGTTATCATCGAAGAAGATAGATATGTTGGATATATCTTTACATTTAAAGACATATCGCTGCACCCAGATACCAATGGGATAGGAGTGTCTTATGACTTAGAAATTGATTTTTATAAAGGCGTTACTCCATCTGAATTACTTGAGAGCGATATAGAAGCAATTAAAAAAACTGGACACGATATAATTGAAAAAATTATATCTGATTTAGTATCAACTATAAATCTCGATATTGACAATTAAAAATAAATCTGATATAATTTATTTTTATAAGGCAAGATTGTTATAATCTTGCCTTTTTTATGGTAATTGTAAATAATCAGAGTGTATTGGAGATAATGATGGAAGAAATATCTTTAGAAGATGTTGTTTTACAAAATCTTTTAACAAATGAATCATATTTAAGAAAGGTATTAGCATTTATTAAAGAAGATTATTTTTCAAGCCGGGTCCAATCAGTGTATTTTCAGAAGTCTTGAAGCATATTTTAAAAAGAATAGTAAACTACCAAGTAAGCCTGTTCTTCTTATCGAAACAAAAGAAGATCCTAAATCACATAAAGATTATTCAGAAGTATCTAAAATAATACACAATATATATGATTCAGAACCTATAAATGATGAAAAATGGCTTTTAGAATCATCAGAAAAATGGTGTCAAGATCGTGAAATGTATTTATCGATAGTTAAAGCAATTTCAATTTATGATGGATCAGAAAAAACGATACTACCTTCATCTATTCCTGATATGATGAAAAATGCATTAGCAGTATCATTTAAGACTGATATTGGTACTGATTGGATTGAAGATGCTAGTAAACGATTTGATAGTTATGAAGTTTTAGAAAATAAGATACCTTTTGACATTGAAACTTTAAATGATGTAACACTTGGTGGAGTTTCAAGAAAAACACTTTCATTGATATTGGCTGGTGTTCATGTTGGTAAAACACTTTCGTTGGTTCATCTTTCAGCAGGATATGCAAGATTAGGATATAATGTTCTTTATATTTCTATGGAAATGGGTGCTAATGAAATAATGCACCGTATCGATGCAAATATGTTAAAAACTCCTATGCACTTAATTAGGGAAATGGGCAAAGAAGTTTTTATGGGTAGAATTGAAACAATTAAATCAAAAGGATATGGACGAATAAAGGCTATTCAGTTTCCAACTTCTATGGCTCACGTAGGTCATTTTAAAAATTTATTAAATGAACTCAATATTAAAAAGAACTGGAAACCTGACATTGTAATGGTCGATTATATTGGTATTGTTGCTTCATCAAGAATTAAAGTTGGTTCAACAAATAGTCACTTTTACCTCAAAAGTGTAGCAGAAGAACTTAGAGCAATGGCTATTGAGTATGATATCGCTGTATGGTCGGCAATGCAACTTACAAGATCGGGGATGGGTTCAAGTGATGTCGAAATGACGGACGTAGCAGAGTGCGTTTCTTTATATACTAATGTCTTGAAAAAGAATGCAGATAATGAATACACTCAATCTTTAATTAGAGACTTAAAAGTTGGTGATGTAATTAAAGGGTATGAAAAAGATGTTGAAGTAAAAAGAATTTTTCCTATTAAAAAGAAAAAAGCAATTCGTATAACAACAAAATCAGGAAAGCAAATTGTTTGTAGTATGGATCATAAGATTCCAACTCAAAAAGGACTCGTTTGTTATAAGAATGGGCTGATGGTTGGTGATAAGGTTAATGTGGCATAAATACAAGTATGGGGTGACGCCAATCACCCCATACCATAATCACAATCACCTATCTCGGAGGCGATCATGCCTAAAAGTATTTATACCCCTTTCACCTATCTCATTCGGATGGTCTCATCTTAACATCTGGTATTATGGTTCTCGTTATGCTCGTAAATGTCATCCTGATGATTTATGGACTTCTTATTTCACTTCATCTCGTCATGTAAAAAAGTTCCGCGAGGAACACGGCGAACCTAATATAGTTCAAGTTAGAAGAACTTTTCAAACTAAAAAAGAAACTACTATATGGGAATCCAAAGTTCTTCGAAGACTTAGAGTAGTTAAGGACAAACGATGGTTAAACAAAACCTGCCAACCTGGGCCAATGGGTGGGAATCGGAGGATTACCATGTTCAGAAGAAACTCGTAAAAAAATTGGTGAAAAGAACCGAGGTAAAAAGCATTCAGAAGAAACAAAGAGATATCTTTCTGAAATAAATTCTGGGTCAAACAATCGTATGTATGGTAAACATCATTCTCAAGAAGTTAAAAACCTTATTTCACAAAATAGTAAAGGTAGAACTATTTCAGAAAAAAGAAGAGCACAAATTTCAGAACAAAATAAAGGATCGAATAATCCGAACTTCGGAAATCATTATACTCATTCAGAAAAAACAAAACATCAAATTAGTGAATCTTCCAAGAAGATGTGGCAATCAGAAGAGCATAGGAAAAATATGTCCGAAAAACATATGCGGAGAAAGAAATGGTTTTTATGGTAAAACTCATTCGGAAGAAACAAAAGAGAAAATGCGAAAAAGTCACCAACGATATTGGGCATTGAAGAGAGGTCTAAATGAACTTTAATGATGAAATAGTAAGTATAGAAATTTTAAATGAAGAAGAGATGATCGACATAGAAGTTTCAGATGATCATCTCTTCTATGGTGATGGAATTTTGATAAGCAACTCGATAGGAATTCCTGGTGTTGTTGATCTTCTTTTTGCTGCAATGAGAAATGAAGAAACTGATGCAATAGGACAAATTATTTTTAAGCAACTTAAAAATAGATTTAGACAAATGCAATATAAGCCAAAATTTATTCTTGGATGTGAATTTGAGCAACAGTTGTTTTACGATTTATCTCAGAATGAAATGAATTTATCAACTTCAACTCCAGCAGTTCTTGTTGACTCATCACAGATACAGGCTAAATTTGAACGAAACTTGAGAAAGAATAAAAAGAATAGATTTGAAGGCGTTGATATAGGAGATTAACTATGAATAAAAATGAGATAGTATCATTCATATATAAAACAAACATTCTAAAATTAGGTACAGTTAAACTTAAAAATGGAGACTTTTCTGATTATATCTATGACTTTGGAAATGTATATAGTCCTGATGATTTATCTCGTTTAGCCTTTTGGATGGTTAATGCAATTAGAGATATTGACTTTAATGTTATCTTTACATCAGCATATAAAGGAATAACTCTTGCAACCGCAGTGGCTCTTGAATATAATGCAAGATTTCCATTTAAGTCAATAAAAATGGGATATATTCGTAAAGAAGAAAAGGATCATGGAGAAAAAGGATCTATTGTAGGATATAATCCTCAGAAAAATGATAGAGTTCTAATGATAGATGATGTAATAACAACTTTAGGTTCTCAAAAAGAGATGCATAAGTATATTGTATCTCAACTTGCTTATCCAGTAGGTTCTGTTGTTGTCATCTCAAGGATAAATCAAAAGTATTTGGATGAAGCCGAGCAGATTTTAAACATACCTTTAAGATATCTTATTCACGATAGTGATATTACCAAAAAATTCAACTCTTACTATCAAACTTGAAGCAAAAAAATATTTTCAAAATGTTGCAAAAAATGCTTGACATTTTGGAAATTCCTGGTATACTATACACATCAAATGAAGCAAAACATAGGAAAGTGAAATGGCACGTAAATCCTCAAAACCAGTGGTACAAACTGCAACACACAACTGTACAGTAAAATTCATCGTTGGAAAATATTTTCTCGGCGAATTAGTTTACAAGGTTTACTTTACCAACGGTGAGGTTACAACGATGTCTGAAAATCGCTTCAACGAGTTGTTCGCTGTAAACTAACAATGGGTGCAAAGGATTGACTTTTCAATAAATCTTGATACGATTTAATCAGAGGATATTATGATAACCCTACAGAAGGCTTATACTGAATACCTTAAGACCCAAGTAATCGAATCATCCTTCGAAAAGGATTTAAGCACCGAGCAATATAGTTGCTGGTCTATCCCACAAAAACAAGATTATACAGTACACAACTGGTTAGGTGAATATATAGGAACCAGCGTGATTCAATTCAGGAATTATATTTGGTTAGGAAGGAAGGGTGCTATCTATGTAACAAAGTCTCCCAAGTTCGAGAAGAAGCAGGCTAATAGTAATATTGTTCTTGATATGAAACAGTGGGTTTGGAAAAAGTTTAACATTTAGATGTAGGAATTATTCTTGTGTGCTTGGAGTAAATATGATAAAACAACTCATCATTATTCGTCGTGATCTTGGTATGCGTCGAGGTAAGGAGATTGCCCAAGGTGCTCACGCTTCAATGATGTTCTTAATTAAGAACATAGATCGTAACGGCTCTCTTACAAGAGAGGTATCTAAAAAAGAACTTGAATGGATTTTTAACTCTTTTACAAAGATTGTACTACAGGTACCAGATTGGAAAAGTCTTATTGATGTGTATGACAAGGCTCGTAACGCAGGTATTACAGCACATCTTATAATTGACAATGGCGTAACTGAATTTAACGGAAATCCAACTGCTACTGCCGTTGCTATTGGTCCAGAAGATAGTACGATACTTGATCCACTTTTTGGAAACTTGAATTTATATTAACTTTACTCTACAAAGAGGTGTGTAAAATGGCAAATAAAAATGTTTTTGGTTCTACCAGTAGTGCTCGTGCAATTCCTGTTGCAGATACTATTAATAGTGCAGGTGGAAAGGCTTATGCCTTAAGCGACAAGGCTGCTCTCGCTCAAATGGTCATGACTGGAGTGTTCAATGGAACTTTTTATACGACTGCTCAAGATCAGTTAGGTACTATTAAAAGTCTATTGGATAACATTGGTCCTAAGGGCGCTGAATTTGTTGCCAAGTTAGCAGTACACGCCCGTAAGAATGGGTATATGAAGGATACTCCTGCATTTCTTCTGGCTTGGCTCACTGTAAATGGACCTCAATATGTTAAAAATATATTTTCATTGGTTATCGATAACGGCAAGATGCTTCGCAATTTTGTTCAGATTATGCGTTCTGGTACTATTGGTCGCAAGTCTATGGGAACTTCTCCAAAGAATTTAGTTAAAAACTGGATTCTAAATGCTTCAACGAATCAGTTAATTCGTGCATCTGTTGGCAATAATCCGTCATTAGCCGATATTATCAAGATGGTTCATCCGACCCCTAAGAGCCTTGAGCAGAATGCTATGTTTAAGTGGTTAATCAACGGTAGTGTTGGTTTTAAAGAATACGATTTATTGCCTACTGAAGTGAGACAACTTATTTCATTTCGTACTGGTGATACTAATACTATTCCAAATGTTCCGTTTGAACTCCTAACTTCGGGTGAACTTTCGACTGAAAACTGGAAGAATATTGCGCGAAATGCTGGATGGCACATGACCCGTATGAACTTGAATACCTTTGACCGAAAGGGTCTTTTCGATGATCAGGAAATGGTAACGACTATTGCTAACACTCTACAGGATACGAGTAAAATTGCTAATGCCAAGGTATTTCCTTATCAGATTTTTACCTCTTGGATGTATGCTGATAGTGCTCCTATTCCTGTTCGTAAGGCACTGGAGAGTGCACTTGATTTCTCGTTGCAAACTGTTCCAACCTTTGGTGGAAAAACTTATATCTTTGTTGATGTAAGTGGATCAATGTCATCTCCTATTACTGGCAGTCGCGGGTCAGTCTCTAGTAAAATTCGTTGCGTAGATGTAGCGGCTTTAATTGCATCATCACTGTTACGTGCAAATCCAGAGAATACTGAAGTTGTCATGTTTGATACTCGTGTTCATCGTCAGACACTTAACCCGCAAGCATCTGTTATGGATAACGCGCGTATTATCTCAAAATTTGGCGGTGGCGGCACCAAATGTCAACTACCTCTTCAGGAACTGGTTGCTTCGAAGAAAAAGGGAGATTTGATCATCTACGTCAGTGACAATGAGAGTTGGATACGTAATTCATATGGATTTGGGCCTAACAAAGGAACTGAACTTATGAAGGCTTGGAATGCCTTTAAGGGTGCTAATCCAAAGGCAAAGATGGTTTGTATTGATCTTGTGCCTAATACTACTACTCAGGCGCGTGGTGATAAATCAATTCTAAATGTTGGAGGTTTTAGTGATGCAGTTTACGATGTGATTGCCAACTTCTGTTCAAATTCAGGAACAGATAACTTCTGGGTTCAGACTATTGAAGATACTAAATATCTTTAATAAGTAAAAATTATAGGGCTTAACTTTAAATAGGCGTATAGTTTTCTCTATACGCCTATTTTTTATGGGAGAAAAAAATGCTCATATTTAAACACTGGCTTCAACTTCACGAAGGTGGTAATATTGTTATAGGAGATACTGCTGCTGATAGAATTGACCTTAAAAAACTTGATAGAGAACTTGTAACGAAAGAATTAGGTACTTCACTTAAGGCTATTTCAGACCGATTTTCAAGTGTTCACGGTCTACCATTGTGGGGAGATGATTTATTCAAATCAAGAGACTTTTTAAGTGGTTCATCTCTTCATCTATTTGATACTTCTATTCCAGATACTACATTTATTCAACATAAGCCAACGGTAGGGGATATAGATACACAAGTTGATGGGAACCTTAAAAGTCAAATAGAAGATTTCCTTAAATCTCTTAAACAAGGTAGTAAAGTAGGTAATGCTATCTATGTAGGATACAAGCCATCTGGTGATCAATTTATTACACTATGGACAATACCTAAACTTGAGATATCTATTCAAGTTGATTTAGAACTTGTTGATTTTCAAAATGGAAAGCCAACTCCTTGGGCAACATTCAGTCATTCATCTCCTTGGAAGGATATGTCTCAAGGCATTAAAGGTGTTTTTCAAAAGTACATTATGAGATCACTTCAACATAGAGTAGCACGAGATGTTATTATTCAACCTAAGACCGCTAAAGGTAAAGAAAAAATAATTCATTCAAGTGATCTTGCTTTTAGTCTTAAAGGCATTCGTTATAAAATAAAACCTGTATTAGATACCCAAGGAAATCAGGTTATAAAAAATGGGATGTATGTCTATCAAGAATTAGATTCAAAGGGTGCTGAATATATTACAGATTTAGATCTTATTTTTAAGATGAGTTTTGGAAAAAATGCTTTATT